CATTACCGCCGCCAACAATGGTATTCTTGCCGCGGCGCCAACGCAGATGGACCAGATCTTCATACGGCAATATGTCAGAGGTGCCATCACGCCAATAGAATTTTATTTCCCATACCCGGCCGCCCTCATCCTGACCGATTTCAATATTGGTTGGATTCAGTGGCCAGAATGCCGTATATTTTCGAACCGGATTTCCATAGACATCATAGACGATGTCGTATTGTGGATAGATGAAGCAATTGCAATCCTTCCGCCGCAGCCACTCACAGCAAGCCAAAAAATCCTTTGTTGTTTGTAGCGGATTTGGTTTAAAGCGGAAAAGTCGTGTGATATCATCATTCTGCTGCTTAATGGATCCCGGCTTCTGCACGACCGACATGATGTCGATCTTACTGATTTCTGTCGCAATGCGATCGATGCAGTTATTCACCTGATCACTCATATAGACATCTTCGCCAAAGGACGAAAAAATAGCCCGCCCATCATTCAATATAGCGGACAGTGTTTTTATATTCTGCTTTGCCTGGTAGCGGCCGAGCACGCCTTTTAAGTAATTGAATATCAACATATCACCTCCTTACACCATACTCATGTATTCTGATTTATAGCGGCTATATGCCGCATAGGCGATAAAAAAGCCGAGAGCACCATCGATGCGGTTCTTTGACTGGCCTTGCCGCTTGACCGGCATAATGCGCCCGATATTATCCATCTTCACGGACACGTTTTTCAAGCACCAGCGGTCAACTGGGTTGTCATTGTAGACAAGTTTTTTGTTTTTCAGATCCGCTTCGACAATTCGCATTGGCCCGGAAAGCGCCGCATAATCCATTCGGATCTGCTCCAGTATTTCTTCGCCGAAATACTCCGTGACAAGCCGCTTGAAGTCCTTCGCGTGCCAATTGTCATAGCCAATCTTAAAAGGGATCATCTTGTATTGCGTATATAAGCCATAAAACCACTGCGCAACTGCCAGCGGATCCACCTCGCTGCCCGGGCATATGGTGACAAGCCCCTGCTTGGCCCAGTCCCGGTAATTTTTCTTTTCCGGATTCAGCTTATTCTCATCTTCCAATATGGCATCCGCCTTTTCTTCCGGAATGAAGTACATGGACAGCGACCGCATTTTATTGGCATCCCGGTCCCACACAATCGCCTTTGCATTGCACAAATCTGTTGTTTCTGCAAAGTCGAGCCCGCCAATATACCGTTTGCCGCTTAAAACAGCTGGATCAAAAGTTGCTGTATTCATAACATCGCCTTCCGTGAGCCAGGCCGTTGCCGAATTCTGCTTGATGTTGAAATCCTTGGCCAGCATATAGGCCCGGACAGAAGTTTCCGTTCTAGCCTCCTCAACCAAGCCGTCGAGATAGGACCATTTCTTGCTGACACCAAGATTCGGGTTTGACTTTACCCAGCTTGCCCGATTCTGCCAAATTTCTTCTTCAGAATCCTGCGTATAGAGCCACACGAGCAATCGATCGTTGTCTTTTTCCTTCTTCAAAACATGCCGAGCGTAGGCAAGGCGCTTATCAAGATACCCATCATCCGTAAACCCTTCGGTCGTGATCTCAAACATCAACGGCTCCAGCTTCGTGGACATGGATTGCTTGATCGGCATGACAAGCCCGTCATCGGCCATCTCATGTACTTCGTCAATCATGGCAAAGTCGACGTTCTTACCTTCCTTGGCACCGGTCTTCATGGACAGTTTTTTGATTTTGGCCTTATTCTGATAGCTGAATTTCCCTTTTTTCTTTTTCTGCTTAGGGTTCCCCATGAAAATACCTTTTATATTCTTCCGGCTGACACGGTCCAGGCTTTTGGACTCTTCGCGCATATTATTGATTTCCTGGAAGATGATGTCGCTCTGCTCATAGTCGTTGGATGCGCAAAGAATATTGGTTCCCATCTCGCCGCAGAAGAATTCGCAATTCCCCAAGGCTGCAGCCATCGAGCTTTTGCCATTCTTCCGGCCGATGATCAAAATGGCTTCAACAAAGCGCCGGACCCAAAGGCTGAACTCTTCATCGAAAATTTCAAAGCCATAAGCCGCCTCGATAAAGGCCTTCTGCCAAAGTTCAAGCAGAAAAGGCTTGCCGGCAAACGGGCTGATTGAATGCTTGCATTTTGTTTCGATGAACCGGATCCGCTTATGCGGCTCTGCTAAATCAAACCGATATCTCTCGTCTTCTAAATCCTCAAGCAGATTTCGGAGACACTGCAGCAGTTCTTTGCCGACAATGATTTCTCCGGATCGACATTTTTCGTAATACTCAAGCAGATACGAATCCGGATACAGTTTTTTTAATTCATCCAGCATACTGCAGACCTCCTTTACATTTTATTGCAGATGATTGCTCATCTGGATCACCTCATTCTTTCGCTTCTCTTAATAAATCAGACGCGTTATCCTTCATGTATTTTGAGACCCTAATATAACCATCCGTATTATTTTTTTCAGCAAAACCGCGAAATTTCACTCTTGCAGGAAACATCCGAATGGGGATTTTTGTAAAATCATCACATTCAACCACTATCGCCCAGCCAAACACGTGGATTATGCTATTCACAAACCAAAGAAGGCCCACATTCATAAACTCTTGAATTTCTTTTTCTTCCACCACCCCTTCAGCACCGCCTTTCATTCAAATTCTTTCATATCGTCATCATCGTCATCGTCGTTTCTCCCAAGAACAGTGCTGAGTTTAGCGATGTAATTCAGGTAATTTGCCCTTACCTTAACGATCAATCGGCTGACCGGCAGCTCTTTTTGCATCCCCGGATTATCCGGATGCACCTTCACAAGACCGGTCTGCTTAACAATCTCGTTGAGCCGGTTCAGTTCAACGCGCAGCCTGGCCGCTTCCCAAAGTGCCCCATCAACCAAGGCCAGCTGCTTTTCATCGACGCCATCAAAAAGAGCCTTAATTCTCGAATATTCTTGCTGTGGATCCACAATTATTCCACCTTTACTTTTGCTTTCGCAAATTCTCATTCAAAAAGTCAAATTTTTGCCGTGTATCATAAAAAAGTCCATACTCCGGTCTCCTGCAAAATGAAAATTTTCAAGCGGCCGGGGGGCATCCCTCGTAGTCTTCCCACCATTTATGCACATAACCCTTCCACTCATCAGCAAATGGGCCCAACAGCTCCGCCCGTGCTAAGCACTCAATCTCTGTAGATTCACAGTAAATCAACTCCGCCCCCAGGCGTCCCGCCAGCTCCTCTCGTTCCTGCTTATGCGGATACCCCCCGATTATATAGGCATCATTCCAGCCTCCATACCGTGTCCGTATATTGTCCAATAAAAGGTCCCTTATTTGAAACACATTTTTCCGAAGATTATTTGGCTTATCATGAAGGCAGCATCCAGAGACAGCCATATACAGGTGATTCATCTCGACGATTAAATCCCCTCGCTTTTTTAGCTGATTTACCAAGGTAGTCTTCCCGCTGCATGGAGATCCATATACCAGGAAAATATTCCGGGTGAAATTTCCGAAGCGCTTATGCTCCAGATTGTGGCAGTCAGAACATATCAATTCAATATTGCCCGGGTTCAGTGCAATCATCGGATCCGCCACGTTCTCCGGCGTCAATTCTTTTATGTGATGCCCAATCAGCAGTGACGTATCTGCCATAACCCGCCCGCAACGCTGACACACCGGCCCGCGCAATTGGATGAGTCCCATACGCAAATCTATCCATGCTTTTGACAAATACAGTTTTCTTGCCCATGATTCTGCCATATTACCATTCCTTCAGCTTCAGTTCTTTTTCCCTCAATCGCATAACCGATTCATCATACTTGCATTTATGCTGGTCCATAGGATTCATACAGAAATAATCGCTTAGCCACTCCAAGGCTTTCATTTGATTTTCTAGCTTTATCCCAACACCAAACTGTGTTGGTTTAATTTCCGCAATAATGGATCCATCCACCATATTGCTGTTCATGACATATACCTTATTATCTTTAATCACAGCAAAATCTGTGATATCTGCAAAAGCGATCTTCATATACCGCTCGATGATATCTTCCTGATCGATGAACAACCCCGCATTGCGGATTTCCTTCAACCGCGCAATTTCAGCCTTAACACGTGGCTTAACAAGTAGTTTAGGCCCTTCGGTATTCGCGGTATTATATGTGCAATCATACGCTTTGAAATAAGACTGCGTTGCATTATGATTCTTCATCCAATAAATACAAAAAAGCCGTTGTCCTTCGGTAAGCTCTTCATTTGCTTCAACCGATTTGACAATGGCTAATTGGACCCGCTTTTCTTTCGTCGTTTCCTTTTTTCCACTATTCGTTTTTCCACTTTTCCCATTCGTAGATTTTCGCCTTTTCCCGCCCGCGGCGATTTCTTCCCAATCATCTTCTCGCCGCCACTTAGATATCAGCTTTTCAGATACGCCAAGCTCTGCAGCAATATCCTTATTTTTCTTTTTCCCTTTTGAACTTTTCCAAAGCAAAAAGGCTTTATCCCTATTAGGACTTCTTGCTCTTGGCATCCATAATTCACCTCATTTGATACCCCTATTTACGTTTTTGCAGTTCTAAATCCATCTCAATCAATATCTTCAAATCTTCAACGGAGCGAATAACAATAACGCCCTTTTGGAAATCTGCAATCCATCTAGCGATACCAGCTTGTATGATTCTATGATACTTTTCTTTCGAACTTTCTACTGCCTTATCTTTTTCAAAGTATTCTTGTATGATGTCCTCTGCATTTTTATTAAATGAAAATTGATTACTTTTTTCACTGGTCATGTTCGCTAATCTCCTTTATAATAAAGATTAGCGAACATTTGTACGTAAAATAACAGCGTACTTTCTATGCCCGTAGTCTATCTCTGTTCTTTTCCGCCCAGTTCGTCGGCAGGTGCCTTCCGGTACCTGTCTTTTTTCTATGCAAAATCCTGCGTTAAGAGGCCTTTACTGCTGTTTTGCCAGTAAACTTCTCCCAACGCCGAATAATGACATCCACATAAACTGGATCCAATTCCATAGTGTAGCAAATACGGCCGATTTGTTCGGCTGCCATAAGCGTGCTACCACTACCACCGAACAAATCTAAAACGGATTCATCCAGACGGCTACTGTTCTGAATGGCCCTGGCGCAAAGCGAGATAGGCTTCATGGTTGGATGTTCTCCATTGCGAAGTGGTTTTTCAACGCGCCACGTTGTCATAAGTGCATCGTCTGCCTTGGAAATAACCTCTGCTTCCTTTGCACGAATCACCATCTGCTCACCGCCGATTGTGATGCAGATCAATGTATCTTCTCCATCTTTCTGCAACACTACCGGCGAGTCATTATCAAAAACGGTACTTTGCTTACGCCCACCAAAGAAACGATGTGCTCCATCTGGCCGCCAGCCATAAAGAATTGGCTCATGTTGCCACTGATAATCCTGCCGGCCAATCACAAATTGATTCTTCACCCAGATAAGGCATTGGCGAATACTCCAACCGGCTGCATCCATTGCCCCTCGAAAGTCATTGCCGGCGCTATCTGCATGACAAACATAAATGGCCGCACCTGGCATTGTCGCTTCATACATGCATGAAAAAGCCGAAGCCAGAAATTGTTGAAATTCCGCCTTCGGCATGTGATCATTTTTAATTTTCAGTTTGTCTTCCGTGCTACCTTGATAATCGACATTATACGGCGGATCCGTAAAAATCATAACAGCTTGTTTTCCATCCATGAGCTTTTGAACCTCTTCACGTTTGGTACTATCCCCACACATGAGCCTATGACGGCCAAGTTGCCATATATCCCCTAACTTCGATATCGGTTCTGTTATTGCTTCTACTGCAGCTGCCGCGTCAAAATTATCATCGGTAACCTGCTCCGTGCGGATATCTGCTAAGAGATTATCAATCTGCTTCTCCGAATAGCCGGTAAGATTCATATCAAAAGTCCATATCCCCAAGTTCGGCCAACAGCTGCGCAATAAGATCGCTATCAATTTCAGCGAATTCCGCTATCCGATTGTCAGCAATAAGGTCAGCCCATTCTTCGGCTTCAGACATATAGTCCTGTTTATCGACCGGAACCTTACATCCAAGCAGCAACGCCGCCTGCAGCCGCCCGTGTCCGCGAACAACAAAGCCAGAGCGATTGGATACCGTCACGGGTGTCCGCCAGCCCTGGCTTTTGATGATCTTGGCTAAAAGCTCTATTTGTTTTTTCGGATGTTGGTTTGGGTTGCGTGGATTTGGCACTAAGACGGCTGGATCCACAAGCTCTGTATAGGAACAATATACTGGAATTTCTTGCATGTATTCACCTTCTTTTGTTTGAGTTGTTTCTGGACATTAAAAAAGCACCCCGAAGGATGCTTGATGAGTTATTTTTCTTGTTTACGCTTGTTTTCTAAAAACGTATCGACTTTTTCTAGGTTTAACATATCTTGATAAATAATTTCATGACCTCTTTTACATAAATTATTCACATCGTCAAATAACATCATTCCCAATATTATGCTATTCCTCTTTATAGGTTCTTTACTTACAAGTTTCAGCTCTTCATCTGATAATATTATTTCATCATACTTATCATATATTTTGTCAAATCTTTGTTTTGCAACAGCATACTCTTCTTTTTCATATACAGAAAAATAATTAATGATTTCATTTTGATTAATATTATCAATATAGCTACGTGCAGACACGATCAACATATTGAATTGGTGTAACAATGATAAGGCTTGGTCATCCAACCATATATTTTTTTTTGCAGTTATTTCTATTTGGCTCATAATTTTTTGCATATTTTCTGTATTTTTAAATAGCATATGGTAATAGTTATTCACTCCATTAACCGCTAAACACGTAATCCTATTGATCAAAAACAAAAGTTCAGCAAATTCCTTATATGTTTCCATCCGTTCGTTAATTATTTTTTTATAATAATCATTTCGATATTCCAATTCTTTTATCTCTTTATCTCTGTTTTTGCTCCAAATATAATATGCTAATAATCCAGCAAAAGCCGGCGAACTTTTTGCTATCACATCAAAATAGTAATATCCCCAACCGTTAACTAAACACACTAAAAGAATTGCTATTAAAGCAGTTATTGCTGCCCCAATACATATAAGCCCAATGCATATTGCAATAAATTTTTCTTTTGTAAATTTCAAACAGATCATCTCCTTTTCCCAATTATACTACTACAAAAGATGATCTGCCAACTTTATCCAATCCTCCACAATCTCAATCAATAACTCCCGTGCTCACTCTTAACCAATGCCTTTATCGTATCTCTCTGCCCCTGCAACTGCTCAAGCCTATCCTTTGCCTTTATCTCAACTGCTTTTTTAAGTATCCAGTCCGCCTTTGCCACCTGCACGCCCGAGTCAGCTGCAGCGTATGCATTGATGATCGTCTGATTGCTTGGTTTGAGATCATGCTTTACAATCGCGGTGATCTTTGCCGTGCTGAGCAAATCATCATACTTGCTTCGAGCGTTCATACGATCAATCTTTTGCTGAGATAACCGCTTCCCGATAAACAAAATACAATTTTCAGCCGCTTTGAGCAGCCTTTGGTGCTCTTGGAGGCCGCCCGCTTCGGTGAGGATGATATCGCCTGGTGTAAATTTGCTTTGTCCGGAGCATTCCTGGCAATCTATCGCGCCGGTATCTTCGTTGTCGCAGCCTAAACATCCGAATTTATTCATATGCCATATCCCATCTTTCTGCGCACCCGCCGCTCACATTCTCCTGCCGTGATCCCGATCCGCCGCGCTGCATACTCGAACATTTCCTTTTGTGTGAGTTTGCCTAAATGGTTCGCTCCGTGGCAACCTTTTTGAAAAGCTGCCGGGCCATCGAGCATAAGGATGTTCTCTTCCATATCTGGGCCGCCCGCACCTTTTGAGATTATATGGGCTATCTCAAGATCATGCTTTGCACCGCATATCTCGCAGCAGTCATGTTCTTTCCGGAATCTCCGCATAAATTTGGGATCGCGAGGCTTTGTCTTTTGGAGCATCACGATGCTTGCCTTTCTTCCTGCTGCAGGTTCCGGCGAATAAACTCAACCCCCGATTGATAGACCAGCGTTTTGATATTGATGCAGGTTTCCCCATTCGGCTTTTCGAACTTTTGTTCCAGCACTCTGAAATAGCCCCGATCCACATAGGTCTGATATGGCTGATTATTGTTCATAAGAATTTTCTTGTCGCGCAGGAACGCAAATAAATTATTCCGCCCCATCCCCTTGATTCCCAAAACCTTGGCTACGCTGGCGATCTCTATTGCATCATTGCTGCCAGCCACCGCATCAAAAAACTCAACCTTTGGCTTTGCTTCTGTCAGCTGTTTCTTCTGAGCTTCGATCTGCTCCGCTTGATTTGCCGCCAAACGCAATGCTTCTGCAAAATTCTGTGGCACTTTAGGCAAAAGCTGACTTTCCATTTCATTGAATGCCTGAATATATTTTAATTTCCACTGTAATGCGTCTTTTCCGGTGAAGCCCATAACGAGAAGAGAGAAGCCATCACGATTCATAAGATATTCTGGATATTGCTTGCCGCGGTTCTCGAAGGTCGATGCATTGAAAAATTTGGTGGCGGAATTTTCCGCTGCCAAAATATCGCGAATATTTTCAAGCACGTCTTTGTGCTGTTTCGCGAAGTCTTCAGCTACCCTTCGGCTGCTTACTACGACCTGCCCATTATTTATAATTGCTAAATTATCCATATTCTCACCCTTTCACCTCTATGTAATTTCGTACCGCAGGCGCAGGAGGTGGCACCCACACCCATATTAGCCTGTTCCCAGGCATAGAAAAAGCCACTGACCGTGGTGTCAATGGCTCTGTTACTTCAGTATTCCGTTTCTGCTACTACTTGGATTCGGGCTATGTACAATCGCCGTCTTATTATCTGCGCTTTGTATCTCATGCAGAAATAGTGAAGATTTCTCTCCACTATTTCTGCACGTATTAAGTTAATAGATACCACGAATTTCATTAACATATGATTTATTACTTTTAATCATTAACGATGTATAAGTCGATGTATTTTGAATATCACTATAATCGTCATGATTAAAATATCCCCATACACATGATAGTACATGATCGTTGGTGCTAGAATTTATTATAGTAGTAAATTGTGCTATAGTGAATTCTCTATATTGCGGTCTTACCAAATTTCCATCATCTGCAGTAAAGAGTACACCAATTTTCTCATATCCTGTTAAAGGTTTACTTAATGTCATTGTGTTTGTAACCGCATTATTTGTATTTGTTCCTACATTTCCGCTCCATAACACATCATAAACCTTGCTTGCACCTTTTAAATTATCAATCTGTTTTTGCAAATCTTCAATGCCAGGAATAACGCTAGGATCAAATTTGCCATCATTACCTAAAATAGCAAACTTACCAATATCCTGCTTTCCTCCTGATACAACAATATATTCATTTTCAACATTTACTGCTCTACACATAAAAATCACTCCTAAATTAATTTTGTATAATGGTACTTCTTAAACTCTACACTATTATTTTACTACGTAAAAAGCCCTAAAAAGTCTTAGACTTTTATCAGAACACCCTCATTAATCCAACTTGGCAAGCACACATCATAGAATAGTTCTCTATTTCTTTAAGTATGAAATAATATGTTGCTTTTGAAATATAGTTATCCATGCAAGTTTTAACCTGTGTTTCGCCCTTATATCGATCGGCTAATATGCTAGCCGCAACCCCGCCGTTGTACCGCCGATAGGTAGCCTCAATCACAGCCAACCACTTTTCCGGCCACTTAATCGTTTCTGTTTCATTCTTTCCCACCTCAATTTCCACTACCCGTAACGGAGATACCTCACGCATCGCCGCACTTGCCGTCGGATCACTCACAAATGCATGGCCGCTGCCATTACCACCAGTTTTTCCGGCACCGCTATCATTACGGGCCTCAAAAACCGCCTGCCGAATCTTATCCTGCTGGAAAAACCTGCGTTCAATCAATTTTCCATATTTCCGCGTACCCTGATATTTTTCTGTTCCTTTAAACTTTTCCATATGCCTCACCCCTAAATTTATTCTAAACGCACGAAATGGACGGCTCTTCGCCGCCCTTCCGCATCTCTATTATTAAATTACTGCCTGGTACATCGCCCCAATAACCTCCGGCGACGCCACGCCCTTACGCCCGCGCTCGTCGGTCACTACATAATCGCCCTCATGGATAACTTGCTTGCCCTGCTCCGTCAATATGTAGGGCTGCCTAAGTGCGTAACCCTGCTGCTTGCACATATAGCAGTTTCTAAAGCAATTGGCCGATGCCTCGCTGCATTTTTCGCGGTAGCTCATACAATCCAATCCGTCCTCAAGCCCTGGCTTATACTTTGATACATCCACCGTATTGCATTTTCTTGACATTAACATAAGCCTCATCCTTTCAACTAGCCGCTTTTGCGGCTTTCTATGCGATTTCTTCAATCCATATTTCTACCCGCGGCCGGTCGCTGTACCATTTACCGCTAGGCCCATACTCAACAACTTGGCTGTCATCGCCCCACACAATCCCGTTAAGCGCATCTTTTATGCCTTTGATATAGTTGTCTAGGTCGGGTTTAGTCATTGGCCTTAAAACGCCGTTCATGGCTTCAACCTTCTTTTTCTTGCTAAAGGCCTTGGGCATTGGCCGGTACACTTTGACTGTCAACCGGGCCGCCGCATTTGTAGGAGGTACATTGCGCATCTGATTTGCCGCCATCATGCCAACATATGCTTTATAATCTCGCGATTTCTGCGGATCGTATGCGTGGCCTTTGCCAAACTTTGGCCGCCCCTGGGCTACCGGAACCCCGGGAATAATGATTTTGATCATTGTTTCACCTCACAGCCACCGAACCGCGCCGGCGGCTATCATCTTCTCCGGATTCTCAAATCCATGTTTTGCCGCATGAGCAAAAGTTATCATGTCAAATGGATTGCCGCAGATCGCGCATATGCCGCTGCAATTTTTGCTGTGATTCTTGATGCCAAGCACCATCGGCTTTTTGCTATCCCTGCGATTGACTCTTTCGATTTGCTCCGTCTTGTGCACGGCTACATATTCGCGCGTTACTCTCATACTGTCGCCTCCAATAACTCGGGATTCGCCCAAACGTTTCCGATTACTTCAACTTCTCCTAAATCATCCTCTATTTGGTTTAAGGTTTGATATATTCCATGTGAAAGACCAGCTACATCAGATTTTGGTTTTCTTATATATCCGAAAATAAAATTGAATGGAGGTTCGTCTGATTTACATATTTCTGCATAATAGTTTTCTCCAGGATACCCAGTAAATTCAACAATATCGCCCTCATAGATTTCCTTGCCGTTCTTATCTTTAAGGCCGGTGTACTGTTGAATAACAACACTCTCTATTTCCCACTGGCTGTCAAATCTCTGGAGAAATTTTGTAGGTGCTCCCTGCCCAGTAGAAAAACCGAACATATTGAATCCATTAATAAACCCTTTACCGTTTTTATCCCAA